AGATTCAATTAAACTACCCGCCATTGTGACGGATAGTCAAGCAATCGGATGCGCAACGTCTATAAAGACGATAAGCACTTATCCAATCACTTTGAATTGAATACCCCACCATAGTGTGAAAGGATAAACACTATGTCTTGTGAGGTAATTCTTACAATATCATAATACATTGGTTATAAACGGACTTACACACTTCAAAAGTCCACCCTACACATAACCTATGAATTCTGCCAATTTATTTATCATCGCGTCACGTCGTCTTAATATACTCGTCTTACTTGTACCGAAGTAGTCAGCTATATCCTCCCATTCACTACAACCTATAGGGCATTCCCAGTATCTCAAGCGCATTAAGTCTTGTGTATCTTCATCTGATTCATAAATGAGCTTATCTACACCCTTTACAATATTGCGTAAGTTGTTATAACGATTGTCACTTAATTTCTTAATTGATTCTCTCTCAATAGGATTGCCTGGTATATTACTTTTACCTGCGCCTACATTCTCGGGTTCGTGGTTTTCTAGTAGTTCATACTCTCTTACTTTTAACTCTCGTCTGTAGCGTTCTATGTTCTTGATATAATCTTCTAACTTCTTTATATCATGTCGTTCAATCGTTATCATACTTACCCTCCATTCCTTTAGTTTCCTTTTTTATTAATTCGCTTTTTGTATTCTTCGTACTTTAAATTTTGAAAATCATTACCGCCGTCATATTCATCCATTTTACTTAATATACTTTCTAAAGCTACAATTTCACCGATTTTAACATGGGTACTACGGTCTTTATCGTTTTGCATCATCAAAATTAAACTAAGAACTAGAGTCTTTAATCTAATCCACTTAGATTTATAAAACATCACTTACCCTCCAACTTATCTTTCAAGGTCTTAATTTCATAATCTTTTACTTCTAACTGATGTTTTAGATCATTCTGTTCAAGTATAGAGCCAAATAGTAGTAAAACTAATATAATGATTGCTATTACGCCCCACATTGTTAATAACCTCCGTATATGCCATTCAAATGAACGTGGTCGTGTTCGTCAAAGTCCTTAGGCACTTCCACATCATCGTTTGCAGTCAACTTGTAATATAACTCCCTGCCAATCCATTTACCTAACTCATACATAGCGATAGTGAACCATATCTTTAATATGCGTTTAATCAACTTATTCACTCCTTATTTAATCTATCTGTCAAACTCTTTAGAAATTTACCGAATTTCTTTATTGCTTCAACTTGCATTTGTACTTTGTGTTTTTCCAAAGCCTCTTCTTTACTATCTGCTTCTACTACACGCATGTATTCATTTTCTTTAACTTTGCCGATATGTCTATGAACATATCCTGTACTATCTCGTATCTCTGTGATTAAGTATTGTGTCACTTTCCTAACACCTCTTTCACTTTTTCTAATATGTCTTTAGAATCCTGTTGATCCAAACCCTTGCTCTCCTCTTTCTGACTCACTGCTAAACTCCTCTACCTCTTTTAACTCCGGCGTCCAAATAGGTACGATAACTAACTGTGCTAGTTTGTCGCCTTTATTGATTTGGTAAACAGTTTTATTGAAACTATTATTTCCTTGAATAAAGTCTCCTTTTATATTCAATACACTGACCACATCGTCATCTAATTGCCCGTCTAAATCATCGTATATACTCATGGAGTTATCTTGTTCCATATCATTCTTAATATTAATCCCTAAATTACCTTGATAGCCGGCGTCAATCTTGCCGGTTTCAATCACTAAATGCGTTTTGCTACTTACACCACTACGACTAGTTAATAGTCCTACATACCCTTCAGGTATGTTTACAGCTACATCTGTTTTAATTACTGCTTTTTCCTGTGGCTCAAGTATTACTGTTTCTGCCGAATAGATATCGTACCCAGCATCTAATCTATCTCTCTTCGGCATAGTCGCATTCTCTGATAACAATTTAATTTCTAATTTCTTACTCATTTACATGTCCTCCATTTTCTACTAAACTCTTTGAATTACTTTCTACTATCTTGTCGTACATCTTTGCTTTGCGATATACTTCGTTAAGCTCTTTGATTAGTAAACACCCGTCATGCCCTGTAAAAGCTGTAGAGGATACTATGCAACGTTGGATAAATTCTCTATTGTCCATTGCAAGCCTCCAGTTTCCGTCTTAATTCAGCTATATCCTTTATTAATTCATCACGTTGTTTGAGTAAACTGTCACGTTCTCTTTTTACTTTCTTCAATCTAGCGTCCATAACACTAGATACAAACTTAGCTTCTGCATTCATCTATTTATCCCTCATTCCATTTAGAATTCTCTTTCAACAAACCTGCATTTCTTAACTCATCGTTTAAGCAATATTTACCGTCCTCATACCACACATTAGCTAGGTATCTACCAAACACATCACTCTTGTAGGTCTGTACGTATATCTTCTTGCCTTCTACACACGATTTAGTAAAGTCGGTAGCTTCTTTATAATTCTCTTGTCCTCTCTCTGGCGTATCGACACCTAGCAAACGTACACGACGTTTAGCATAGGTATCAAAGCCACAATCGAGTAAGATATCCAAAGTATCTCCGTCAACTACATTGGTGCATGTCGCTTTGTAGGTGTATAGATTGTTGATGTTCAATTAGTTGTCCTCCAGTAATTCTGGGTTTTCGTAGATGTTACCGATGACAGTCACATATTCTATTTTTTTAGACAAGCTATGTTGAATAAGACCGTACTCAAATACAAAACCTTCCATGCTGTTTTTAACTACATACGGAAATTTCTCAACAGACCAAGAAATCCCTCTGTTGTACCTAACAATATCCCCTTCATAAATCTCAGTACCATTTATATCTCTCAATCCTGTTGATTGCATGAGTACTACATCGTCAAGAAAAATGAAATTACCGTCACTTTCATCATCAATCAATTCATTAGTCCATATACCTTGTGCGTCAAAATTAATTCCATGAACGTCCAACATTGCTCTTTCGTCTTTATCCCATGCTCTAAATTTCATATTATCCATTCTAAGCGCTCCTTACTTAAAGATATTATTCTTCAATTTCTACTGTGTAAGTGCCTTCTTCATAAGCATAATCATGACTAAATTCTACATAACCATCTGAATCAAACACTACTGGTTTATAATTTGATTGATTAGGCATAAATTTTCTATTTTTAACGTTGTTTTCAAATCCCCACTCAATCAATTCTGATGCTGTCATTTCTACTTTTCGTTTAATCTTTACCATTTCTCATACACTCCTTTTATTGATTTGGTAGTCCATAACTCATTAATTCGTTATATAATATGTCATCTTGTAATTCGCTTATTAAATCACTTACTTCTTTATGCGTCATTGCTTTTATTTCTTTACGACTATAATCAGTAAGTGAAGTTTGATTTTGTAAACTTCTAACATATTCTACTTGCTTATCTGTTGCCATAACTCATACACTCCCTGTTCCTTTTTATGTCACACTCACTAACCTTCATCGTCACTCTGCTTCCTGCTACCTTAACCACAAAGCCTTTAACACCTAACTTACGTAACTCTTGCTGTATTTGTGTAGGTGTTTTGCCTTGTGTGTTGTATTTGTATCGTTGAGATACCGTGTCACTTAGCAGCATTTATTTTGTCCTTAACTTCTTTTTGTTTGTTTAATAATTTAACAAAATTGATTCCTGCTTTAGTTAAGTTACGATCAGTTGAAGCTAAATTAAGTTTGTTAATACGTACTAATTCTTTACGACTTACCAATGCTATATTTTCTTCGCTACAATCTGACCTGTTTTGATTCAAATGTATTAAGCAATATCCTTTTGGAACGGGTCCATGCTTTTGTTCCCACAAATAATGTGTGTATTGTTTCCAACATTCGTTTTTAGAACCTCGTTTTTTGATTTTTATAAACTTATAACCGTCAGTAGTGGTTTTTATCGTTCCTAAAGGAAATGTGTTATCGGGCTTTTGTCCTTTCTTAAATTGAGTTTCAGAGCTTCTGCCTCTAGACGGAAAACTTTTTCCTTTGTTCCAAGAAGGCACACCTTTTTTAAACTTACAATCAACGCCACTTCTTATCCTTTTTCTCGAACAAAAACCTTTCATTTTCTCTATAGTGACATCAGCACCAAATTCTTTGTTAAACATTTCTGTCATTTCTTTTTTAGTTTTACCTTTGATGTTATCTCGGATATATTTTTCGTGTTCACCAGTCCAAATATGCCTCATGGCTACTATTCTCCTAACAACTTAGGGATTTCTGATTCTGCATCTAATTTTTCATCTTTAAACTTTTGTGCTTGCAGAACTAAACTGCCATTATTAATGATATTTTGAGCTACTTTAGAAACTGCATTAGATCTTTGTAACTCCTCTTTTAATCCTTCGCCTTTTAAATCTTCATCACTTAGTCTTTCTAATTGTGCAAATAAATGATTGTTTAAATCTGTCAATGTATTTCTCATTTTATTAATCCTCCCACTTCTCAAATGCTCTATTCAGATACCAACGCGCTTTGTCTAAATCTTCTTTACCGTTCTTACGATTAGCACGACTTATATATTTAATTGCATTACCAATCGCAAATGCTAACTCTGGTTTGTAATCTTTAGTGACCTGCTCTATGAAATCTATAATTTCTATATCTCCATACGTATAATGTGACGGGTAGTTAACCTTGTCATCTAACGTCATTTCCACAGGTTCATTTTCATTAGCCAATGAGTAAAAATCGTAACTATCATCAATAGTCCAAGTTCTCCCGTCAATTGCTTCTACATCAGCAACCCATTTTTCTATAGCAAGATTTGACCCAGTTTTTAACCCAGTTAAACGATATACACTTTTTATTAGCACTGTAATTTCAACACCATTAACTTCTTGCATTCTGATTCTATCGCCTCTATTCAAATCTTTAATACTCATGATCCAACCACCCTTATAGGGAAGATGTCATTCTCCATAAGGTACTTACACCATTCTCTTCTAGGATGTACTTGAGGCACTTCAAATAAGTGAGGTTTCTTGCGTTTCAACTCTTGTAATCTGCGTTGTTCCATTCTCTCTTTATAACTTACGATGTCGTTCTCTTTAGGTTTCAAACTTTCCCACTCACTACGTCTTACTCCAATAGGTGCTTCTATTGCATCTTCAAACTTCCACCCAGAAGCTAATCTTTGTCTTAAAATACCTGAATTTATATCTGCTTCTTTCATTTTTTCTGCTACATCAGGTGTGATACTAAAATATTTATTTTTAACTCTCATTTTTGCGATTTCCATTTAATTCAACTCCCATCCAGTTTCATCTATATCTACTCCCACAACTTCTGCTTCTGACAAAAACTTGTCTTTATCATCGTGGTATAACTTGTTATAGAATTCTTCCTCTTCATACATATTGCTTACTCTGTTGACTTCAACAGGAACTTTCACTTTCATATCAACTTTCGCTTTGATTTCTATTGTTCCTTTGTACATTCACTCCACTTCCTCTACATTCATGATTATTTTTGGCTCTTCTGCATATTGCTTAAAACTTTCAATGTGTGCAATTTGGTTATCATCTTTCCATAAGTGGTCATTAGCAGCGTCTAGCACTGTTTTAATCAAATTATCTATATCTGGTTTCGTACGTTTGTATTGGCCTATCGATATTAACTTTTGATTCTTAGTCCAACTCTTAGGTGGTGCAAAGTAAAAATATATCGATACTTTCAATCTACTGTTCAACATCTTTTTAGGTAACTGACTCTGTATATATGCTTTATGCTTTGTATAAGACGTTGGCATGTATGTTTGAACAAATTTACCTGCATTTCTAAAACGTGGACGAGGAGAGCCGATAGGTTCCTTATAGGTATCATTAAAATTAATTTCTATTTCCATAACTCACCTCAAAATAATAATTCGTTAATTGTCATCTGTTGTTGCAGTTCTTCTTTTCTGAACAACTTGTGTTTACGTTTCAATTTTTCTAGTTCATCTTTCGTTACCGTTCCTGAAAATGTGTTTCGAAAGTGTATCCCTGCATAGTTACCTAATTTATAAGTATCTTCTCCAATAGGCGTTACACTGCACATCTTCCAACCGTCAATCTGATATAACGTATATTGCTTTTTAAGTCCGTCGATAAGTCCCATCTGGTTGCCTCCACTTCGTTTCATTCATGATTAACTCTTTCACTTCTTCATAATCGTCAAAAGGTTTAATAGCTCCAGTATCAAGCAGCCTTTTAACTGCCCACCCAGATTCGATTAATGTTTTAGATATGATTGAATCTTCTTTGTAGTGTTCTCGATACATAAAGCCTAAAAGTTGTTGATATTCATAAACCTTCATCCGTAAAACCTCTGCGTTTTCTTGTAAAAATCAAGATGTGCAACCCCTGTTTCTCCATCTTTATTTTTAGAAATAATGAATTCAATTTCTGATTTACCTGTAATATTGTCTTGTTGATCTTGGTCGTAATAATCATCACGGTATAAGAAGAAAATCATATTCGCGTCTTGCTCAATTCCTCCTGCTTCTCTTAAATCAGACATCATCGGACGTTTATCACTACGACTTTCTACGCCTCTACTTAATTGAGATAGTGCGATAATGATACAACCTGTTTCTTTAGCTATAATTTTTAAATCACGAGAAATCTTTTCAACTTCTAATCGTCTATCACGTTGAGGTACATCTGATTGCATGAGTGTAAGGTAATCAATAAATATTACATGAGGTTTTTCTGTTTTTTGAGATGCGACTTCTCTAACGTCTTGTGGTGTCATTTGTGCTTGGTCCTCAATTTTTAAAGAATTACATTTCTTAATTTGATCTATAGCAGACATTACCGATGAAACTTCATCATCATTTAATCCGTTGCCTTGCTTAATTTTAGATAGTGGGATATTTGTTATCGTTGCAACTAATCGCTCAACGATATTATTACCTCCAGTTTCCAAACTAAAGAACGTTGTAGGATATCCACGCTGTGCAATGTTCCACATCATTGTTAATGCAAGAGATGTTTTACCTAACGAAGGTCTTGCACCTAATACATTCAACTGGCCAGGCTCGAAACCAATGATTTTGTTATCTATAGAAGCAATACCAGTTTTAATAAATTGTTTTGGTTCATCAGATAGAATATTTTCTACAACTTCAGCTAAAAAACTATCGGTAGCGTCTGCTTTTTTTATTGTCATACCTTTTAGTTTTTCTAATTCCTCTACCAAATAATTAAAATTTTCTTTACTCGGCATTGATTGATACTCTGTGAGCTTCTCACGAGCTTGTGACAAAACATATTCTTGTAATAGGTTCAATTGGTCGTCCATAAAAAATGCCTTGTCAGTGCCATCTGAGTTGTATAAACGACCTAATCGGTCAGTAGATATAAATTCATTATCATCACGACTTTTAAAGTAGATTTGGTTTACATCGACTTTCCCTTGCTCTAGTGCATACTCAATGAACACTCTTAATTTTTCATCAGTAAACATTTCAGGTTTCAATCTGAATTTACTTAGTAACTCTGGATTACGCATGAGGTTAGATATAATAGATTCTTCGGTACTCAACACATCAATACTCATCATCTAACCCCCAATCCTCTTTCATCTTTTGCCATTGTTTTCTTAATTGTCGCCTTCTCTCTCTAAACTCTTTATCGTGCTGCATTCTATATTTATCAGTCTGTTCTTCTGGTATCACTGCGCTTTTCATTTCTGGTGGTTTGCGATCAATAATTTGTGCAATCGTAGGTTTATAACGACTTTCTCTAACATATTTCTTTGTTTTGTGTAGTGTTCTGTCGAAATCCCCATATTGTGTGAGTTGTTCTACCCAAAGATTGTACTTAATTTTATTGAATTTCATATCGTAGACATTATTTATTAACTCTAATATTTCAATTGCCTCTAGTTCAGTCATTGACATAATGTCTAACCTCCTAATAGTTCCTGTTTCTTCTTAGCTAGGTAATCATCTTCTTTATTGTTTCTAGGTTTAACTTTAGATATTGCTTTCTCTTTAGTATCGACACCGTCTTTACTCCAGTTTTCTAATACTTTGATAAGGTAGTTAACACCTTTGCTATTTTCTTTGCAGTAATCAGTAGCTACAGTAACGATCTCTAGTTTGTTATCTTTAAAATCCTTTATAGCTTCTTCTAGTTGTTGTGCTTTTAATGGACTTTGTATGATTTCTAAGTTATTACTAATATATTGAAATGATTTTGATGTCTCGTCACTGTCTCTATTTATTCTTGTATTATTAATTCTTGTATTATTCTCTTCCGTCTTTTTATGGATAGGGTCTCCACTTTTTTGTGGATACCCCTCTCCATGATTTGACGGATAGGGTGCTGTAATATAAATTCTTCGTTCGGTTACAGTCATGTTTTCATCTCTAATAACCACTGTGTCGATATATCCTTTTTCTTTTAAGTTGCTTATCCAAGTAGATACAGTTTTTTTATGAACGTTATATAGTTCTGCAAAGTAGTTATTACTAGCATATGAATATCCGTATTTATTGGACAAAGCAGTTAATTCGCCATACATAATAACTTCCATTGGTTTTAACTCTTTATCATATCTAACGTGTGCTGGAATGATTGAGTAATAGTTAGGTTGTTCTTTCAATCATCTCTCACTCCTTTCAGCATTTTGTTTAGTCGTTCATCCACAGACACCCAACTGTCTGTTAAGTGATATTTGTTATTAAATGCGTCCATGCCTATTTGATGCTGTTCGTTGTGATGAGATCTACATAGAGCTAACACTTGATTTCCGAAATGATTAATCTTCGTTCTATCTCTGCCACGTCCTACCGCAAATCTATGTGCTAAGTCGGAATGTGGTTTACCACAGATAACACAGTTACGATTGACTGTTGACCAATATAGAAATGCTTTATCATTTTTGAGTAAGTCACTCGTCTTATAATTAAGTGGTATATCGTTGTGAAACACCCAGTCGAGAATAACTTCTATAACTTGTTTAGCTTGTTCTCTTGTGCAATCACTCAATGAGAGACGTTTTTCATAGCCATAGAGAACTTCTACGTAATCCATGAACAAATACCTCATATAGTCGCGTGGTTGTCCTGTGTAAGCTTCTATGTCGTTACAGAGAGCAAATACTTTTCTACGCTGCTTATCTGTAATCTTGAATGGATCTACAACTCTTACATCTGCTTCTACTTCGTAACCGTTGTCTAAAAGTAAAGATGTTTTGTTATCTAGTTCTACTCCTTTGATGACTACAGTCGTTGTACCGTCATCTTCTGTAATGTAGTTTTTTATTACTACCATCTAATCAGTCCAATCAGAACGGTAATTCTGAATTTTCTATATCTGTGCCGTTAGCAAACGGATTATTGCCTGCTGGTGCTTGCCCTCGTTTTGGGGATTGGTTGTTAGATTGATTACTACCTTTGCTATCTAAGAATTCAATTCTATTTGCAATCACTCGTACTACTGAACGATTGTTACCTTCTTTATCTTGGAATCTATCTTGTTTCAAGTTGCCTTCGATTAAAACTTTGCTTCCCTTACCGCAATAGTCGTTTAATAGTTGGGCAGTTTTGCCAAACGCTACGATGTCAAAGAATGATGTGTCATCTTTTTTGAATGGATTGTCCACTGCCATAGAGAAGTTAGTTACTTGTGTTTGTCCCGCTTGTTTAAGTTCTAAATCTTTAGTGATACGTCCTGTCAAAATTGTTAAGTTAGTCATTATTTCGCCTCCGTATATTTTTTAGCCATTGTTTGAATTTTGTTGATTGTATTGATTGCTTGTTGTTCTGACATTGACGAATAGTTTTGTATGCCAAAAGTTTGTTCTGCTTGTTGTTGAGATACTTCTTTTCCTAACGATTTCATCAAGTCGACAAATTTAAGTATTTCTTCTTTTAGAACGCCGACTGTTTGACTACTTACTTTGTTGTACTTTTCTTGCTTTTGTTTTGCGTCTGCGTCATCTTCGTCAGTCGGAATATTGAAGAATTTCATTAAGAAATAACGCTCTGCGTATGTGAGTGCTGTTCCGTGCGCTTTAGATACGTCGTCTTGTTGTCCTACTGCAAAGAAAGGAACCTCCAACACTTCTTGAGGGTTATCTGCGTTAATCCATTTATATGTGAGTTTTAATTTAACGATGTGTTCCGGCTTACCTTTTGCATTTTTAGTTTCAGTGACTTCTTCATGCTCTGTGTAAGGCACCAATAACAAGTTGTGTTCAATCATTTTGTTTCTGATTCTGTGAAGTACTTGCGATCCGCTCACATATGAATAGTTGTAACCTTTAGTGTCTTTGGTAAAGCCATCAATATTTGCCTTAACATCTGCTATTTTTTGATATAAATTAAGTTGTTCAGTCATACTCAACCTCCTCATATTCAGTTGTTTCAGTTACTTTCTTTTTAATTGCTCTGTGCTTAGTCATGTCGATACTCACATCTTCTAGTCCTGCAAATTCTCTTGCTCTCCGTCTATCTCTTGAATAAGAAGTATCTTCTTCGTTGTTAGGTTTATTAGTGATATACAGGTCGAAAGGAGCGTCTTTCAATTTAATTAGGTATGTCACTGTTTCTTTCAATGCCAATCACTCCTTTACGCAGCATGTCGATTGTTCTTTCCATGACTTTGATTGTTTCGCTTTGTGTTTTGCACGATTCTATAGCTTTTCTGAAATCTTTTCTAAGTTCGAAATATCTATCGCACATATCTTCGTAACCTTTATTCAAAAAGTCGTAGTCACTTCGCAAGAAATCTAAATCTATTTGGCTTTTGATTAGTTGAGAGTATTCTTCTCTAGTCAACTTGACTGTAATTACCTCTTGCATTTTCTCTCCTCCACTTGTATATTTAAGTTGTATATATTGTTTAGTGTTTGACTGTTACTTGTTGGCGCAAGTTTCAGTCTTTTTTGTTATCTCAAGCCACTTCTCCCAGAAGAATGTGCTAAAGATAAGCGTTAACATTGAAAATGCTATTACCGTAAAGAAACCACCTCCCAAAAGTAATGTGATGATCATTGCGATGAACATCGACATGTAGCTTAATAGATATTTCATTTATCATCCTCTCCTTTCATTTCTAAGTTTTTCGATATACCCTCTTTCTTCGGTAAACCTCCTCTAAAGTGCCGTTTCTGACACCATTAAATTTTGTTCTATAAAGTCAATTGCCGGTCTAATCTTGATGTAGCGTTTATGATTCTTGCCAAATCTGTACATACATTTCTCTTGGAACTCTTTATTGCTATAAACGTGCTTTTCTAAATCGTTTTTAGAAATTCCACTTATTTTCACAAACTCGATAGCGTCCGCAAATCCAATGTATTCCATGAAAATCATTCCTTTCGTGTATAATATGGTTATCCCTTAATGAAGGGAGGTGATGGGTATGGATAAAACTGAGTTTGAAACCAAATTTCGTGCAATTGAAAATGAAGTTGACAGTGAGATCGATTCTTTAGATTTTCAAGATAAGTTAAATAATCACATCGAAGAAAATTACTCTAGTTATTCTGAAGAAACAAAAGATGTTTTCTATCATTTACTTAATTCTCAATATCGTTCTGAACGACTTTTGAAAGAGAGTTTAAAAACCTTCTTGTCTGCTGATACTGATTAGCTCGCGATTTAGATAAAGACATATCAATCATTTTTGGTTTTAAATAGCTTTCGATTTTTGTAACCTTCCATGTCACAACTGCCATTGTGATGAGGAGGATTGTTTTGTATAAAATGTTCATATTATGCCTCCTTTAAGTTGTTTGTTCGATTGTGGGTAAGATGTCGTTATCTTTAAGCAATTCATAGATGAACAGACGCCCTTTTTGAGTCCACTTTGTATTCATTCTTACTGATGTGCTCCCATCTTTATGCTCAATTTCTGTAGTTGATGAATGCGTATAACCTTTATCTTGAATATTTGAGTAAAGTAACCATTGACCAGATTGTTTGTATTGAACTTTTAGATCATGAAGCAATTTATTAAGTGCTTGAGCTGACATTCCGTAATCTTTTGCAATTTGTCCTACAGTGACCAAACTTTTATTATTCAAGATAGTATCTAAATAAGATGCTTTAGGTTCGTATTCGGCTATTTTCTGTTTGTTCATGTTATTTTCTAGTTCTAACTTCTCTTTTTCTTCTACTGTTTGAAGTAATTGTGATAACGCCTCTTTATATGTTCCAGGTAATCTATTTTGAATTGCGTTCTCCATCTCATTAAATTTATTAATGTAGGCCATTTTGAATTCATTGTGACCTTGAATGTTGAACATGTATAAAGTAAAACCGTCTTTTGTTAGTAAGTATTCTTTTCTACTTTCTCCTTTAGAATCTTTATATTCACTTGGAATGATTAACGAGCTCACATTTGAGCCGGTTAAAATTTTCTCTAATCCTCTAATTACATTTTTGTGAGTTCTATTTAACTCATTCGCTACTACTCGACTAGAAACAACTGCTCCTAGTTCTGAATTATGTTCAACCTGTATTTCTTGTAATGTTTGCATATTGTTTATGCTCCTTTCGTGTATAATTTATTTATCGCTACTGCGATAGTGGGTGGTGGTAAGATTGAAAAGTAACTACAACCTTAGTATCAATGTTAGAAATGCCGGTAAGTTTGAAGAAACACCAGGTAAATTTGAAGATGGTAGCAAAGGTGTTCAATTAACTTACGAAAACGGATTGATCGTAACAATCCACGTTGATGGCAATGATATTGATATGCGTTCAAGTCACCGATTAATTTTGGTTGATGAAAACTCTTTAACTTTTGATGTTGATATGAATACCAAAAACCCTAAATAATTTTTTGGCCATCAACAGTCAAAGATAACGTGTTTTCATTTTGGAGATGTAAGAGGTCTATCGTTTTTAGTAATTCCTCTTCGCTCCATTTTTCTTTTTCTGCTAACTCGATAATTTTGATCGCTCTCTCATGTATCTTTTTTAAATCTTTCATTTAAATTCCTCCTTTAATTTGTTTGTCGTTCTTTTGTCGTATTTTCACGACCTTCATTTAAAAAATATATGTCTGCACTAATATCTAAGTACAAACAAATTTTTCTAACTTCAGTCATAGAAAAATCATTTCCATCAGTTCTGTTAAGTTTTTTATTAACAGTAATTCTATGAATATCAAGTAGTTCAGCTAAATCTTTATTTTTGATATTTCTTTCTGTTAACAAGCCTTTTAATTGTTGTAACCACTCATTATGTCACCTCTTTCTTTGTCGTGTTTTTACGACTTATCTATTATAATACATGAATTGGTAGTCTTTAGCAATACTTTTGTCGTATTTTTATAACTTTTTTTATTTCTTACTATATAAGTGTTGTAAATAAACAACACGTAGTGTATATTGTTCTTGTAAGGAAAATTAACGATAAGGAGTTAAAACAAATGACTTTCGGAGATAGAATAAGAAAATTAAGAAAGCAAAAAGGTTTAACTTTGCAACAACTAAGTGATGAGTTACATGAACAATTTCCTGCTAAAGATAAAAAGAACAGTTTTACTAAAGGTAAGTTATCTAATTGGGAAAACGACAAATCAGAACCTATAGCAAAAACGGTATCTCAATTAGCTACTTATTTTGGTGTAAGTATGGATTACTTAATTGGTTTATAAGATGATATTGTTCCGTTAGAAACCGTCCATCAATACTATCAAGTCCCTTTTTATGGTAAAGTCTCTGCCGGTAATTTTGAAATGGTTGCAGATGAAACTAAAGAATTTGACGTACCAGATAAGGCATTCAATGGTCGTAAACCTAGCGAATGTATCGCTTTACAAGTAAACGGAGATAGCATGAACAAAATCTTGGCTAACGGATCATACATAATCGTACATGATTATAGGAAGAATCAAGACTATAAGTTAAATAGCAATGACATTTTGGTTCTTCGTTTAGGTGGCGAATACACAGTAAAGCGTGTTAGACGCACTGAAACAAAGTTACATTTAGACCCAGTAAGCTATTCCGATGAATTCAAAACAAATTCTTATGATTTAGATTCAATAGATGAAATAGAAGTTATCGGTAAAGTTATATATAACTATCAAATTTTTGATTAAATCACTATCCACAGGTATATGACAAAGATGACGAAGTAAAAATAATTGGCAGAGTTATAGCAAGTCAAAAGTTATTTTAATGAAAGGTCAATTTAATAAACTACATACAAAAAGGAGACTATGAATGAAGATTTTAAACTATCATATTAGCTATGATCATATTGAAGATTTATACACTGTTACAGCCGAAACTGATAACGGAAAAACTTTCTATTACACATTTTCAGATATGTATACTTTAAAAGATGTTAGAGAAACATTAGAGAGAATTGCAAGTGAAATAGAGAAATAAACATAGAATAAAGATAGAAATACATAATTACATTTGAACCGTTGAGGGTTTTTGAATATAGAGAAATATAAAAAGGAGAAATGAGAAATGAAAGAACCGCCGCATAATAGACTTACATTTAAAGAGAGTATGACAGAGGGAAAATATCTGACGACAATAACTAAAGAAGAAAAAATTCGTTATAAAAAATTATCTGTTGAAGAAAAAAGAAAAGTATTAAATGATTTCAACGCTTCTACAACGCAAAAGGACGACAAAGTTAGCTTGTTCGATTATATGAAACGCACTATGTTAAAACATGGTTTAGACGAAGTGACTTCTATTACAGAAAATGCTGTTTTAAAAAACGAACCAGGCAAACATATCGACAGTTTTATGACGCGATTAAGCAGTTTTTCAACAACAAAAGACGGAACAACTGTTTTCACATATGAATTAATCAATCAAAACTTTGTCGTTATAAAAATATTAGATGAACAACTGAAACAAAACAAAAAGATAATAGAACAAAATAATGAAATTATCAGTTTGCTTAAACAAATAGCTAACAAAGGAGAAATGTAGAATGAAAAAGGTTGTATTTTTAATATTTGCAAGCTTATTAGTATTAGGTGCATGTGGACAAAATGGGGATAACTCGAATAAAGATGATAATAAGAAGTCTGAAAGTAAATCAGATAAGAAGTCGAATGGTCCGAAGAAATCAGATAGTAAGAATAAATCAAACAAAAACACTAATGACGATAAACAACAAGCTAGTTCAGATGATATTAACAATGATACTACTAGCAATAAATCTGAAAGCACATCTAAAAATGATAATGGCAAATCACAAGACAATAATGGTAATAATGAACGTACGCAAGGTAAGCAAGTGCAAACAGCACAAAGTAATAATCAGCAATCCGAACAACAAGACCTAAACTCTCCTAGTTACCAAGAATATTTAAATGCTAAAAAACTTACAGAAAACATTCAAAATAATCCGGATAAATATCAACATATAGGTGGTGGGCCTGGTATGGCATTATCTAGTCCTAACCAATCATATGATAGTTTCAAACAAGACGTAACTAAAGCAAGAAATGAGTCACAAGCATTACAACAATAATTTATGGGTACCTAGTACCCTTATTATTTTTTACTTTTTTTAGGGAGGAACACGGAAAATGGCAACATTCACAGTAACAAAACGCAAAAATAAGACAAGCTCATCATGGCAATACGATGTTAAACACCCTAGTTTGAAATCTGGCAAAAAACGTAAATCTGGATTCAAAACAAAAGCTGAGGCTACAAACGCAGCACAACAATTTATTAGAGATTTAGAAGATGGCAACAACATTGAAGATAATAAAAAGTTCGTTGACTACTACGATGACTGGATAAAAATTAAGAACAAGAAACAGTTGTCTAGCAAACAATTCTACTGGTATGAAAGATCGATTAAATTATTCAGTGAGTATTTCGGAGAAAATATGTTAGTTAAAAATATCACACGTAGTGAGTATCAAAAGTTTTTAAATCAATACGCACAAGGTCACACTGATGAAACAGTAAGAAAAGTTCACGGTTGTCTTGCTAGATGTATTAGAGACGCGTTATACGATGGCTATTTGAAGAAAGACCCTACTTATAATGTAAATATCAAAGGGACTGAAAAAGCTAAAGATGAGAAATTTAAGTTTATTACGATAAAAGACTATTTAAACTTGCTAGATTATTTCAAGAAAAGAGATGAAGAAAGTTATGTTTTGCTATATCTATTAGGCATTACTGGCGCAAGATATAGCGATGTCATCAATATGACTTACAAAGATCTAAACAAAGCGAATGGCATAATTCATTTGCCTGGAACGAAAACAAAGAATTCAAAACGTGATGTAGAAGTTAATTCAAAAGATATCATGCACATAAATTCAAAATTAGCTAAAATGCCGCGTAGAATTGATGGCAAGCTATTCTCAGTTAGTCATACATCAGTAAGTAAAGCATTTAGAAAAGCAAAAGAAGTGATAGGATTAAACGATAATAATATAACTCCCTATTCACTCAGACATACGCACACATCTTACTTACTATCTAAAGGCATACCAATCGAGTACATAAGTAAACGTTTAGGTCACGCTACTATATCACAAACGTTAGATACGTATTCACATTTATTAGAAGAACATAAAAAAGAGCAAGGTCAACGTGTCAGAGAAATATTCTCTTGACACTTATTTGACACTTACTCTCTCGAAAGCCTGTCATATCAACGGTATAGTACGGAAACGGAGGGATAAAAATAAATTTCTAAATAAAACTAAATAGCCATAAGTACAGTGTTTTCAAAGATTTATTTTCTAAATAGAACTAAAAGATTATAACTATTTTGACACGTATTTGACACGTGTACACAAATAACCACGCCCATAAAGAACGTGGTTTAGAATATAGTATCAATTTAAAATTGGGAACAAAGATTATTATACAATAAAAAAAGAGGGTAGTCATAGTGACTACCCTTGTATAATGACGTGGTACCTATATTATACCACATAATTTAATATACTTTTGTAATTCTTAGTCTTTCGTGCCGTACCCAGTAGTTATCACTAGGACCGTGTACACGACACCAACCGTCGATAATCTCGTAAACATAGAATAATTGACCTTTACCATATGTTGTATTAGTCATATTCCACGAATAATTACCTTTACCTCCATGTCTATTAAGTATCGTTGCACCAAAGCTATCTGAACGTGCTGCAAAGTACTTTTTGCGTTGCCAACCTAATTTTTTAGGTGGTATTTGACCTATAGATAGCTTATTTTTAGATTTCTTTGCTATTTTCTTCATTTCTTTTGTTTGCTTACTTGCTTTTTTACCATCTTTTGTTTCATTGTGTTTATATTCTTTAGTGATGATCAAGCGCTCATGCCATACCCAGTAATTACTACTTTCTGAATAAACACGTGCCCAACCTTCACGCACTTCATACACGTAAAACGGACTATAACCTGCTTTGTATACAAGATTAGTTTTCTTCATATATCCATTTTTAACATCTTTGCAGATAGTGACATCTGCACTGTCTGCTTTTGCAATATAATGAGGAGTTTTACTCCATACTAAGTTTTTAGGTACTCGTTTACCATTATATTTATTTGTAGCCTTACGTGTCGTGACTGTTTTAATTTTATTAACATCATAATCTTCATCAACAAACGATGGCACGATGTAATGTGTTGTTCCATAAAAATTATCAACACGTAGTTTTGCAGGCGTATCTGCATTACCATCAAAGTTTTGTTCTAATACAGTTTGTGTGTTGGTTCCTCCACTATTATCCCAAACTAAATAGATGTGACCGTATCTTTGGTATATACCATACGTACATACACCAATTGCTCCAACTGGTGGTACATAATCCGGTGTATTTTTGACAATCTTCCAACCTTTAGGGAATATATTGAGGATACTATCTTTCGCATTACCCCACATTCTAACTTTACCATTAGTTATGTGATATACGTAATCAACTGCTAAGTCCATACACTGATACGCCCAACGATTATCGAAGTCAACAAACTTACCTTTCAAGCTATACATATAGTTGATTGCACTTTGGTAATCTTTTGTTGATGGCTTAGATTTAGGTTTTTCTTTGTTTTTACCTTTGTTTCCGGCTTTCTTATTGCTAACTTTAGGAACTTTAACTCCATCAATATGTTTAGCTACATAACCGTCAAAAATACTTGTATTACGACCTAAACCACAAGCTTCTAGTAAGTTACCCGGATCTTGTTTATCATACTGTATGTCTTGATGACCTGGCATTTCATTTTTATAGTTAATTTTCCAAAATTTAGTGAGATAAGCCATGATACGTGCTGCATTATCTAATGACTTTAAGCTACGTTTCTTATCTGTGAAGTAACATGCTTCTACACCAAATGCTGCATAGTCAGCATCAGCATTATACCACTGATTATCTATAGTAGTATTCAACATGACGTGCCATGCTACCTCTGTAACCGGAATACATATAATTGCTTCTTTATCATCTACAAAAATATGAGCACTTGCTACCATGCTCCAAGCAATATTATACGTATTTTTATAATAATTCACATTATCTTGTGCAGTAGTATTTGGATTCCCGGTATCATGAATAACTGCAAAACTAGGTTTTCCATTTTTAGTGTGTAATGCTTCTCCACTCCGACGTGTTCCAATTGGCAACAAATCGTAACGCACTGGTACTCCATTCCATTTTTCTGCCATTTTATAGGCCTCCTATTCTTTATTAGGTTTCTTATATTCTTGAGCCATTAAACTATCGGATAAACCAGCACTTGTACCGTCTACTGCCGACATATATAGACTTACTAACACACCAATTACAGCAATTGGATTGCTAATAAATTTTAATAAAGCTTCTCCAACAGCACCCCAAGTAGTTAATGAATGCCAATCAATTCCTAAATAAACAAGAATAGGCATAAATGCACCTACAATTAATTGAATAATAGCTATAGGATTATTAAATCTTACATGCCAATTTATTCCTAAGAAATTTCTCATACTCATATCTCCTTTTTAAGTAAAATAAAAAGCCAACGCAAAACGTCGGCTGTCAATTATTCTATACATTCACTTTTTCTGGATCATATTCAATACCTGTTAACTCTAAATATTCTTCCGGTGTTACAAACCCTCTTTTTACAAATAAAGCAAATTGTTCGTTAGTGTAGTAACCCATTTTATAATATTTAACTCCGATATCATGCATTTGTTGTGCCTCCTAAAATTTGAATAGTTAAATCTGATATATCTTTTCTAACATCCATTAATTCTTCTTGAGTTTTTAACAACTCTAAAGATAGGTCAGCTATAATATCTTCTTTTTCATTGTTTTTATTTGTCGTATCTTCATTTTCGCTTTTCGGTTGTGAGTCTTCCCAATTTTCTTTAGTATTGCCAATCCATTGTTTACCATCAAAATGACAAGGAGTATATATTCCTTCTGGAGGTTCTATATCAGTCCATTGTCCTTTAGGATATTCCATTTCTCCATTGTGATTTTCAATAACTAAATATGGTGTGCCATCATAAAAATAAATTTGCTTTGTCTTCATATTCCCGCCTCCTATAAAACGACTATTCCTTCGATGTAATAAGCGCCATAAGGCATTGCTTCACTTTTAGGGTCAAATGTTATTTCTAAATCTCCACTTTGAGTTATAGTCACGTTGTAGATGATTAATTGAGATGAATTAACGCCCGCTTTTGTATATTGTTTATAATCTTTCACCTTATCCGAGATGTTTTTCGGGAGTTTCGCAAAAATCATTTCTTTACTGTTAATGGAACTTACTGCACCTTTTATAAATAGCATTTCTGTATCATTAATAGAGATTAATTTATACATTGGCTTGTTAAGTGTCCCAGCTTGTGTAATTCCGTTCACAAGAGGAAGTTTTTGCCAGCCTGTGTCAGTACCTTTAGCCTTTAATTTGAATGTATCAGCATTTTCTTCCATATATACTTTCAAATCGTTCTCTAACTTATCTTTGAAATCATCATCTAATAATCCTATAGCATTCTCTTTCATAACGTTTCTAACTAAATCTTGTAATGAATCTACATGTATTTCTTTTCCAATCGGTCCAGTCATTCCACTATCTGTGATAGTGAAATAAAAGTTAGCGACGTGAACACTATCCTTTTCATTAGCTAAGAATAATTTCGCGTCTACTTTCCCTGCGTGTTTAATGACATTGTCAGACACCTTATATTGAATGACGCCGTATTCAGGTAAAATGATCTCTAACGGTTCATTAGTGAATATAGAACCGTCTGAACTAAACAAATCTAAACGAGGAGTCATATCAGTTTTGTTAAAATCTAACACTTCGTTGTTATCTCTGATAGTGATTCTTATATAAGCTGATCCGTCATCTTCTGTATAAAAATTAGCGCCAATAAAACCGTTCTCAGCTGTACTAACATTTATGTTAGTGTCAACATCTGTAAGCTTTTGTAACATATACACACCTCTTTCAATTATTAAAGGCTACCCACCGTCAGTGAGTAGCCTTTTATCTATATTTATCTCTGATATAATACATACCTTTTAAGCCTATTTGTTTATATAAATTATTAATTGTAATAGCTTGATGTTGAGCCCACTCTATAGCAGTAGCATATTGATGTGTAGCAGGGTGTTTGGGGTTCCATCTAATTCTATATAATGTGTTTTGTCCTTTGTTGATGTAGTCTTTTCTCACGAAACTAGCTCCACCCATAATAGCTTTTGCAGGAGTAGTCCAACCTCTTTTTCTGGCGAATGTCATTGAATAATTAGGATTGTTATCATAAGCACCGATACCAAAGTAGTTATAAGCACCGTACCTACCACTAGCGAAGTTACTTCGACCATATCCACTTTCTAGGAAAGCATGAGCGATTAAATATATCTCGTTAATATTATTCTTTTTACAACCCTCAGCAAACGCTTTACCTTGTCCAGATAATGTACCTTTACCTTTAAGTATCTTATTTAGTTTGCTCACTGATATACCTTGATATTTACCTAAATCTAGCATTTGATAACGTTGGGTTGTACTGTTCCATATAGTATTAGGGTTCATGTACTTACTTGTTTGAGACCTAGAAGCATTTCCCCAACCCCAACTGTATGATTTTTGAGGCATGCCACGAGCCATTTGCATATTTAGTGCTTGCTGGAATGTAAACATACTTTTCTCAACTACTATTTTAGGCGTATTAGGTTTTCTATTTACCGACTTGTTATTCTGTGAAGTTGTTTTATTATTTTGAGCAGGATTATCTACAGAAGTTCTAGGCTTGATTTTTATTTTTGTTTTAGTCGTTGTTGTAGTAATTGTTTCTGTAAGTAATTTATCTCTTTTCAAATATAAACCGATAATTTTCTTTTCTACTTCTTTATATTTACTTTCATCAGGAATACCGTTTTTGATTAAGTCGTAATTGATTAAGTCTTTCATAGAACGCCATATATTAGGGTCTGCTTTGATTGATGATTCAGATAGTTTTACCTTACTCCAACTTAGCAACCAAACGCCGTAGATTAACGCTCTGATTTGATTGAGCATGAATTGCCGTTTACTCTCTGTTTGTCCTCCACAAACTTCCATAACAAGCCAACCTGGATGTTCTGGCGCTTCTTCTGAATCAGGTCTAGGCGTCCATACACGCTCACGGTCTATATATACATGAGGGTATTCATCCTCATTTACATATTTATTACGTTGTAAATATAATTCTTCAACAGAACGCATATGTGTACTCTCTTTGATATATATACCTTTTACTTTCCCTATCAACTTTTGACCTTCAACCATATAATGATAAATGTACTCCAAATCATCGTCTAAATCATATGCGAATGATGTATAGGAAACTTTAGTAACCTCTTTGGTTATAGGTTTCGTTTGTTCTTTTTTGTTTTTAGGAGTGTTGTCATTAGAGGGTTTAGACGGTGTGTTACTTGATTTAGATGGTTTCTTAGTTTCTGCATGATAAGGAGGTCTGACGAACCCACTTATACCATAGTATGTGTGTTTTTCTAACGAACCAGGAGAACCGGTATAACCGTTGGAATTTCGCCAATTTTGGTCCACACTGGTGAAGTAACTCTTGTTAGATGGACCTACTACAACAGCTGTATGTCCTGTACCATTATTATAGGAACCCTTTCCCCAAACTGCCATGTCACCAGGTTTCGGAACAAAGTTTCTAGTATTTCTATAAAATTTAAATCCTCTAGGGTATCTATACCATGCCATAGCAATCGCATTTCCTGTTGTTTTGAAATGCCAATATCTATTGAAAATGTAGTTTGGTAAATCCCACAATTTTGTTACGATGACAATCGCCACTTGTCACCTTCTTCATATTTCTATGAATGTTCAGACTATATCATCAACCTATTAGGTTGCTCCCCGTTTCCACTCGCTTGAGTGTACGTCTTTCGACTAGTCGTTGCACGTTCCTATTTATAGGCTTCGCTCATGATTGCCTACAACATAACTTGTTTAGGGTTCCCATGAATTAGAGGAGTTTGCTATGATGATTACTCATCAAAGGTGCTAGATTCAACACTGGGCGCCATAATAACCATCTACATCAATTCTTCTGCCAATCATTCTTTTCGCCCATGCTGCAACTTCCGAAGCAGTAGGTTTTCTTCTTTTAGGACTAGGTAATCCCATATATCCACCTCATTTCTGGGATAATAAAAAGTCGATACATAAGTACCGACTTAGTTTCCAAATAGCAAAGGGGCAATTACTTTACTTAGTGTTTCTAATAGTGCGAATGCACCTACAAGTATAGCGCCTAAAGTTTTATTAGATAATTTCTTTTCTTCCAATATAAATTGCTTATCTTCAATCTTGCTATCTAATGTTTTTCTGATATCCCTTACTTCTTCGTTAACTTCTTCAAAACGCCTATTTGTATTAGAATTTGATTGCCTCAACTCTTTCACAAGTCCTTCTATGCTATTCGCCATTCTATCCGTATTTTTTTCAGTGTTAGCAGATGTACCTTTTAATTCTGTAATAACTTGTATCGTTTCCGTATATCTATCGTCATGTTTTTCATCAACTTTGTATAACTTTTCAGTCGTTTTATCTATATTAGTTTCGGCTTTATCCATACGTTTTTCTAAGCTAGTAATTCTTTGTTCTTCTATTGTTTTTTGCATAAAATCAAAACTCCAATTGCCACCAAGATGATTTGTATGATACCAACACTCAAATTAATGTAATAGGTCGTGAACATCTCTGCACCACTTACTGACAATAAACCGAAAAGTATATGGATGAAACCACTTAAACTATTACCTAAAACGATGAATATAGCATATGCTTTACCATCTAAGAACATCGCTGCAATAAGAATGAATGAACCTATTAACATAAACCAACCCATAGTCTGAATGTCAAAATAAAGACTTATTTTGGTATACAAAGGAGATATTTTTTCTAGTTCATCTACCGTTTTATCAATCCACTCTAAGCTTCTTATTCCACCTGTAACAGCTAACAATAAAAGTAAAAGGTTGGACATTAAGTCTGATGTGTTTATTTTCTTCAAGGTTAATACACCTACTTCACTTAAAATAAAAACCACAAGTTATTTAACTTGCGGTTCGTAATCTTTACCTGTAGTTTCTTTAAATTGCTCCGGAGTAATCCAACCAACTCTAACAAACTTTTTGAAAGTTTCGTCAGTGTATAATTTCTTCTTATATAAATCGATTACTACTTTGTCCATATTATGCTTCCCCCAATTTTTGATTTGCTTGTTCTTCATTTATTAGTGCGATGTTCTGCTTCAAACTCATAACTTCTTCTTGTAAATCGACAACTAAGCTAGTTAATTTAGCTATAGCAATATCTTTGTCATCAACAGGAATTTCTACTTCAGGCAACATCTTTTCTAGCTCATCTTGGGTTTGTCCAACCCATTGTTTACCGTCATAATAGCAAGGTAAGATAATACCTTGAGGAGGTTTGTTCTCAGTCCATTTTTCATCAGGATAAACATATTCATCTTCTTCGTTTTTGTGAACAATAATTGCTTGTCCATTTTTCCATAAATAAACTACTTTCATTTCATCACTCCGTCCATTCATATTGACCGTAAATATAATCTGTATCAGTCCACGCTGATGGATCTACAGTAGCGTCAAAATTCACTGTTCCTGATGTGTTCAACGAAATACGTCCACTATTTTTGTTTCTAGGTGCACTTATTGAGAAAAACATTAAGTTTTTGACGAATTCTTTAGGTAAAAGTGCAATGGTCTGTCCATGTTTAATCGTTGTAGCATTAATGCGTAACATTTTCTTAGTAACTCCATTTTGTGTAATTGTTCTGTACGCACTAGTGAAGCCACCCTTAGTAACTAAGTCGTTATGAGGTGATGCACTGTTCACTAGTTGTAAATCAATCCAACCAGTATCTACAACATCTGAACCGACACGTTCCCAACCACTCCAACTCTTATAAAATCTTTTTTGGTAGATTACAGTTGAATTGTAAGGTTGGTATTGTATTAGAACTGCATCTCCATTTCTTTTATACTTTGTTAACCACCCATTATTATTTGTTCCAGTTGGGTTGTTCAAAGTAAGAACAACATATCTAGTTCCTATCGGTAAAGACATTAATTGTTCGTTATTATCGAAATCTATTTGTAGGTTAGCATCATAAAAATTAGTACCATCATCATTTGTTAATTTAAATTTTTGCCAATCCTTTTCTGTAAACTTACTTTCTACATATTCAGGAGTAGTAAAGCCATCTCTTTCAAGGGTTTCATTAAATGTTTGTAGCTTTTCATCAATTGTTGTGTTAGCTTGATTAACATTTGAATTAAAAGCGTCCACATTGCTATCATAAATTTTTTGGAATGTATCTGAAGCTAAATCATAATCCGTCTTGATAGCGTCACGTTTAGCATCTATTTGTCTTAACGCTTCTTCTCTCTCTAAGTCAATGCTTTGGTTAGACGACAATAATGCGTCTGTAATTGAAACAATAGCGTCTGCTTGAGCCTTGTTTATTTTAATGAGGTATTCTTCAGCTGTTTGCTTAATAGATTCAATCAACGTTTGTGTATCGCCTATATCTTGCTTAAGTTGTTGCACTTTCTTTTCTAATTCCGAACGCAAATCATCAAACATGCGAATATAAGATACTTTAATGTCGCTTTCTATTTGATTGATAAGACTGTCGCGTACCGTGAATTTAAAAGTACCTAACACAACAGTGTCGTCTTTCCCTACGTTATTCACATCATTGAGTGATAAGTAAATTTCACCCAACACTTCAGAATCGACAACATTTTTCAGAAACCATTGAGGTACCGTAATGCCTATTAATCCTTTCATTGGATCAATGAACTCTACGTCTAATACACCCGATGTACTAGGTCGTTTTTCTTCTGTTCCGTTCGCAGCTTTAAAGAAAGCATAACCTTTAACGTTCTTATCGCTGATTAACAAAGGTTTGTTGTCTTTTTGTACTACAAATTGAAATTTAGCAGTATTTTTATCGAGATTATAAAAACCGATACCTCTATTAGATATCGGTTGTAAATATGGTTCTTCATTTAAATCAAGTTTACCTACTTTTTCTAATTCCATTATTTAGCACCCCACAATACTAATGCTATTGCACAGCCACGTTCTTCAGTGTATTCAGAAGTTATCTTCATGACTCTGCCTTTACCATTCACATTATCTTTATATCCTACACCTGCTCTACCGTTGATATAGTCGCCTGGTATAACGTCTTTCTCAATGTTTGTGTAGATTTGACCTAATAATCCGACTACATTCCATTCAGGTCTTTCTGAACGTGATTGATAATCGATTTTGTCGTTATATTCAGGGTTTTCTACTGGTATGTCACGCCATTCGAAAGAAACGTTGCCCTCATCATCTACAAATTCAACTTGTTTTCTATTCGTGATAGTCACACCATATTCGTTTTTAAGAAATCTATCTTTGTGGTGGAACGTTTTTTCGTTCGCTACCAACGCGGCAGTTCCAGATATAACGCCAATTGGTGTGTCATTAGGTTGCGCTTTTATTATCTTATCGCCGTCTAATGTAACGATAGTTCCTAAATCGATTGCTAATCCATTTTGTGACTCAAATAACTCTGCGATATCGGCACTATCTTGTTTAAGTTGACCGGCTAAAGTTAAGTTTCCTGAATAAGAGCTTAAATCAAATTTAATGTTAGATGTAGAAGCATTACCACTAGAACCATATCCAGCGACAACATGATAGTTACCAGGTGACTTAACACGATTACTATTCATAATCAGTTGTGTATGGCCTTTTTTATCAGTTTCAGAATTAAGTGAATTGATAATACCGCTACGTGAACCATAAGATTTGGAGTTAGCACCAGAACCTAATACAAAGCTACGATTACTGTATGCTTTCGAACCACCTGTAGATGCAATAACTGCACTAGCGTTTGCTACACCAGCACTTCCTGTAGACGCTATACTAGCGCCGCCTTTTCCTACTGTAGGTGGTGTGTCGTACTTTTCTCCTGCTATCCATGCAGAAGTTGAATAATTATCAGCTGTGACGCCGCTAATCATAGCGTGGTTATTTGTCAAACGTAATCCTATACCTGAACCATTGCCGTGTAAGTTACAATTAGTTATTTTAGTGTCGTATATTTTACTTCCAACACCGATACCGATATTGTTAGATGAATTCCAAATATTTATGTTATTTAGTGATACTCTAGACGGTCTATTATCTCCGCCAAATAATCTAATATCTACTTCTGCATTTTTAAAGTTACGCACATTAATATTATTAAGCGAGATGTTTTCGGACATGAATTGGATGGCTATTGCTGGTTGTTTTTTATCTAGTTTTCCACCTTCTAATTTTCCGAAATCACTATCACCTATAGCTGTAAAGTTATTTACAGAAACATTTCTATAAGCACTGATTAATAATGCTCTAGGTGTTGAGCCTGGATACACACCATTGTATTTAGGGTTTAAAGCTAAGCAATTATTTAGCACCACGTCATAAGCAGTCAAACTTTTATTGTCCGTTTTAGCTCTATGATGACCGATGTGTCGAATGTTGTAAGCTCTTGTATCTTCGATTGATACGTGACCGTTAACGAATACGCCACTTGCAGCACTTGTGTTACTGTGTGCTTTGATTTCTAAACCACCGAAGTTACCTTTGGTTCTGTTGTTTGATAAGAACACATATTGTGAGCCATCGTCAATTTCTATACCATTGTTATTACTTCCACCTGTTGGTGTATGTGCATAACAATTAGAAATTGTAATGTAACGAGAGTGATGGGTAGTGATACCATCATCTCCGCAACCATATGCCTCACAATTATCAATATGAATATGCTTACTTTCTAATGCGTAAGGCACTCTGTTTCCATCGCCTTCGTAGTAATAATTGTCATTTGCATATGTTACATCGATACAGTGTAGTAAAGCGTCATATGATTTAACGTTATAGATATATCCATTAGTTACACCCGCAAATCTAATGTTAGATGAACGAGAGCCACCGGTAGCTTTAAGTGTTTTATTTTGTCTAAACTTATTCCCATTGAACGAAAAACTTTCTAAAGAAATGTTTTCAGCTCCGCCACTCATTTTTAAGTTAGTGATACCTATGTTCTCTGCTGGTGTTTTATCCATTAGCTTAATAGTAGTAATGTCTTTACCTTGTCCTACCAAACGAGAGTTGTTAGGCATTTTAATACCTGTTGTAAGGTAAGTACCGCCACTCATAGTTACCTGTACATTGCCGTTACCTAATGCGTCTTGAAATGCCTTTGTACTGTCTTTTTGTCCTGTTGGATCTCCTCCGAAATCATCAACATTAACAATACGTTGTATTTTCTTGGTTAAGTCGGCTCTTAGTTCTTCTCTAGCGTTACTTTCTCTTAAAAAGTCGTGATATAGACGTTGGTGTAAAGAATCGAAACTTTGAGCGTCCATTGATGTGTGACTTGCTCTTAATTCTTGTATTCCATCTCCATTATGTCCTAACACAAGATGTTCAATAAGTTCATCTTGATAATTTTCATGATTAGATAATACAACATCTTTACCTTTTGTAGTTTTGTGTTTGATTTGATCAGTTGTATGCGCATTTTTTTGAGTGGTTAAATGCTCGTTAAAGCTATCATCACTTTTATTAGTCCAGTATTTTATTTGTTCGAAGTTATTCTCAAGTTGACTTACAAACTTTTGACTAAAGTACGAGTGAAGTTTCGTAATTAAGTTATCTAATTTCAATTTTTTTGACCTCCTTAGCCATAAAAACCATAAAAGTTTTTAATCAATTCATACATAATGAACTCGTGCCCTTTTTCATTAGGGTGTACCCCGTCAGGCATACTCGATTTTCTGTACGAAGGTATATTGGGTTTGAATTGTGTTGAATGATAAGCGTCATACACAGGTATATCCAGTTCGTTACAAGCGTCTATTTGAACATCTACATAATCAGCTAAAGTATGACCTAAATCGTTCTTAGTAGTGTCTTTTCTTACGGTTTTGCCGTCTTTTATATAACATTGTTTAGTAGGTGTCATAACAATTATTTTAGAGTTAGGGTTATTACTCTTGATTTTAGTGATAGCACTATAAAAGGCACCGTAAAACGTTTTAGTATCCGTTTTATCAGTGCCTATCTTAATATCGTTTGTCCAGTCGTCATCTGTACCTTGAACAATGATTAAATCACCTTTAATTTTAGTCGCTTGTTCATATATGCTATTATCTTTGCTTGTGCTCATTGTCGCACCACTAACAGCTAAGTTTGTTGATTTAGCCTTTATCTTCTTAGCTAACATTTGCGTAAAGTTAGTTTTAGCGCCAGTACCTTTAGCTACAGAATCTCCAATAGTACCTATTGTTTTAACTTTCCTAATCTTAGACTTAGGTGTAAAGTCGTGAACAATAGTACCGTTTGCAGTTGTAACACTCTTAGCATGCGCGCTTTCTAATCTTCTTTTTATTTCATCGGTTTTCTTCTGCAAATCTTGTGCAGTCTTAGTATTTGCGTTGTTTTGAGCTTGAATCATCCTTAAGTCTTTAGCTGGATCAGATTTGTTAGACTTAATAGCTTTAACATAATTTGCAGCAGTATTTACTGCTTTCATATATCTATCTTGTAATCTGAATTCCCCAAGTACTACGTCTTGTTTTATAATCTTGTTGTTAATATCTCGTTGTGTAGTGATTTCGATAATTCTAACAAACTCATTTAAACCTATTAAATCATCAATTACATTCACAATATCCCCAACTCTAGGCACTGCTTCTTTAAAATGTTTTTGCAAAGAAATGAAATCTAGTGTTACAGATGTTTTTAAACTTTCTTGTATAACTAACTCCATAGATTTTTTCAGTGTATCCCCTTTAGTTATGCGTCCATCTATAACAGGTGGTGCATGGCGTTTGCCTATTAAGTCAGCTAAGGGGTGTGTATACTCATATTGCAAGCTAGCTTCGTTGAAAGTTTGTTGCTCATCAAAGCCACCATACCCTCTAATGTATGTGTAACATTTAGAAGCATCTTCTTGAACTTTTACATTATTAGCATTGACACCTGCTTTAATGTAATAGTTAGCTTTTCTTTGAACAATATCATATAAATGAAACGTCTTTGTTTTGGCGTTATATTCATATTCTAAGTTATATCTTTCCAAACCTTTTTTGAATAATTCTAAATTAGTGTCGTGGTTACCTAGATTTTCAAACCTAGAAGATGAAACCTTAGCGTGTAATTCGTACTTATATCCAGTATCTTTAAAAACTAAATCAAAGTAGCTTTTTCCTGTAAAACTACCATTATATACTTCGTACACTCTTAAATTGTTTAGGTCATCTAATTCGACAGGACGCGCTTTGATTGTTAACTTTTCCTTTTGACCTACAGTTGTTTTGTCTAACATAACGATACGGTATTCGTTTAGATCATCAGCACCACCAACGCCTGTAATCGTCCACATTTTAGTAATAGCCCCTATAGCGTCAAATGTAGCTTTGTTTTCTACCATTTCTATTTCTAAGGAGCCATCTTCATTTAATTTCTCGTTTAATTTTGTTTCTACAGGTAGGGATTGCCCAATGCCCTGTAACGTTTTTAATAATATTGGCAATTAAGCAACCTCCTTACAAGTAATATCTTTTGTGTTTAAACGTGATTTTTTGAAGTTTCTTAGTAGTATGGAAAGTGTTCCAACCAGGCATTAATACAGGTTGTTGTTTTGTCTTGTTGTAATCATCAATACGTAAGTTATTACGATATACATGGATACCGTCAAATTTTATAACATCTCCTGCTTTCAACTCTAAACCACTTATTTTCATAATGTCGCTATGTGTCATGTAGAAGTTGAAACCGTCACTATCTTTTTTGCTAACGTTTTCTCCTAGAACCATTTCTACAACACTATCTTGGTTAAATTGATTTATTTCAGCTGTACCACCGTAATATACATCGCCCACTTTAGTATCATAGAATGTGTATCTACGTTCTTTATGAGATGTGTTGAACGGGTTTTTGTCTGGAATACCCCATTTATTCAAATTACCACTCTCTTTTTCTAAATCTGTACTATACCCAATACTCTCAAAGTATGGTAATTCAATCGTTTCGAAATCTAGTGTGAATTCACCTGACGTTTTAGTAGTATCGAATGACACTTCATTAACTAAGCCAACAAGTATCTGCCTACCGTCAACATATTCTAGTTCAAAAGATTGTTCCTTAGGTTCGAATATATTCTCAAATTTAATTTCACTTTCGGATGCTGCTAATTCTCTAAGATAAAAATGACCTCTTAGCATAGCTTGTATGTTCGCTTTTAAATGAGAAGCATAAGCTATCTTTTCTACATCGTACCTAACAGTCATAGATATACTTTTCTTTTCTTCTTTAGTAGCGTTGTGAAATCTACCGTTAACACGATCAATTTCGTCAAACTTACGTTCATACCCTGCTCCTTTTACATCATAAGAAACAACTCTCAACGCAGTACCAGTAAAGCGATTGTTACTAATACGTAAACGTTCTTTATTTTTGTAAACTTCAACATCATGTAATATCAATTAACAATCACTCCTTTAAAATAATCCGAAACTTGCGTCTTTTGAGTTGGAATCTTCAATGTAAGATTTAATGGCCGGTATATCTGACTCATTACGAACAGTCACATTAACGATAGGTTTATTGTTCTCTTGCATGCTATGACGTACGTCTTTACTCATATGTGCGTTCACATCGCTATTTAATCCACCTGTTAAGTCTGATGTTAAATCAGTGTTTAAATCAGGGCTAAATGCGTTAGTTACATCTTTCGCTAAACGACGACTGGCATTAATAGCACTATTGCTTTGTTCCATAATACCAATACCTAAACCTTGAGAAATATATCCGCCTATACCTCTGAACACACGTGAAGGTGAGTGAATACCTAGTACGTTTTTAGCTGCACTAACTGCTTTTTTAGCGATGTTTGCAGCAGCATTTATAACTCTACTTGCGCCATTCGCAATACCTCGTGCAATACCTGAAGCAATATGCAATCCTGCAGATACCATTTTTCCGAAGAAACTTCTGACTTTGGAAACAGCTCTACCCATACCAGAAGCCACTTGTGATACAACTCTAACAAAACCACTAACCACGCCTTGAACAAATCTACTCATCGCAGAAATGATACTTGAAACCCAACGAGCACCACCAGAAATGATGCGACTTAATGCTTGCATCATTTTTTGAGCAACAGTTGAAACTACACGTGAAAACCAACTTGATACTGTATTCCATATTCTAGTAACTGCACCTGAAATCGCAGACCAAATTTGGTTCCAACTTGTAATATTAGTACCAAGTATTCTGTTCAAAACATTGAATATGAAGTTAGAAATTTGGCCCCAAATTGACAATATGGTATTCCAAATCGTACTCATTACATTAGAAATCGTAGTTTGTAATGTTTGCCAAGCGCCAGAAAAATCTCCGGTAAGGAGCTGTATTAATGCAGTAAACAAACCGAAAATCAATTGCGTAGCAGCTTGTAGTATTCCACCTATCGCAGTGAATACTACTGAAATCACAGTCCAAAGAGATTGGAAAGCAGTTACTAAACCATTGATAAGGCTGATGAATAAGAAGCCGAGAACTTGGTTTGCAACTTGTCCTAACATTTGTAAGATAGGCATAATTGGTTGTAGCGTTTGTTCGATAGACGCTCTGAACTGATTAAACCAGTTAATCACTGTTTTTACAGCGTTCATTATCGTATCTTTAATTGTGTTCCAAGCTTCAACACAAGTTTTTCTGAAATTCTCGTTCGTTTTCCATAACCAAACAATAATACCTATTAAAGCAACGATAACGCCTATGATAGCCAATACAGGCCATGAAATCGCGCCTATAGCTACACCCAATGTTTGGAAAGCACCACTTAACATAGGTAAGATACGCATAATTGTACTAATAGGGCTCATAAGGAGCCTGAAAGCTATTTTTACTAAGTTTAATGCACTTCTAAGTATTTGAGTGTTTCTAGCAAAAGCTAACATTTTACCGATAGCTTGGATTAAACCTACACCAAACACATTAGATAACACTGTACTCACTGCGATGATTGGAGCTAATAAAGCCCACAACATACCACCGAGTATCATACCTATACCAACCATACGCGCTATAGCAGGGTGTGTTTCGAACAACTTAGCGATGAAACCAGCTAACGCCGTTACTACTTTTAATATCACACTTGCTATTGGTGCCATAGCAGTACCAAACGCAACTAACACTCTTACGATATTACCGATTAGATCCATAATAACCGGTCCGTTCTCTTGTACATACTGTACAAACTTTTTAAAGCCCTCTGATTTACCAACTTGTTCAGACCATTCTCTAAACTTGGCAGTCATTTTAACTAACCAATCAAAAATATTAGAACTGTTTTGAGCAAATGCTTTCATCAAGTTGCCAATACCCATGAATACATTGCCGAATATTTGTCCTATTTTAGGTAAATTAGTCTGTGTGTATTCAATGAATGATTTAATAGCATTTTGACCTGCTACACTGTTAGCCCAGTTTTGAAACTTCTTACCTAAATTATCTAAACCTTTAGCAGTCCATAAGAATAATGGACCTAACTGTGTAAACACATTTATAAGTCCATCGCCAAAACGTCCTGCAGCACTTAATAATGTGTTAAACGTCTTAACACCTGTTGTATTCATCATGTTAAAGAACTTACTCGCAGTTTGACTGTTTTGAGCCCATTTTAAGACGCTCTGTGACGCTTGTTCCATTCCTTTAGAGATACCTGCTAAGAATGGTTTCATACGTCCTAAAGCTACGTTAACAGTATCTAAAGCGTTAGATAACGTATTGAATATTTGAGCTTGATTTTGTTTGATAATGCCTTCCCACGTTGATTTAACTTGTTCTAAAGACGCTTGGTATCTTCTTGTTTGCGCAGTAGCTTGTAATGTTCCGTCATTCAACATTTTAATTGCACTTACTGCCATAGTGCCAAATGCAAACGCACCACTTGCAGCAATACCAAATGCACCAGCTACACCTAATGCACCACCAGCAACTACACCTAATGCGTTAGCTACTGCCATGATGGCGGGTACTAAACCAGCTATAATAGGAATAAGACCTTGAAAACTAGCGATTAGCACACCTTTGATTTGTTGTCCAAACACAGTACCAAATGTACGAATACGAGTAGCTAATCTATCCATTTTGTCGCCGTATTCATCTAAAGACTGACTTAAAGCTCTAGTTAATACTTGAGCTCTTGTCATCCCTCTTGTATCAAAGTTAACTTTTACTGTTTTATCATGTAAGGTTGCAAGCATAGCTTTAGCACCTAATACTGAACGTTTTAAGGGGTTGTTGTTACCTTTAATATCTACTTCTTTATCTCTTAATTGCTGTAATTTCTCTTTAACTACTGCAATTGCTCGTTTAACAGGGTTAGCATTTCCGTCTATATCAACGGTATGTTCTCGCCAACGTTGAGCCATTGCTTTTGCAGTGTTTAAGGCTCGTTTAAACTTACTGATATTCGCATCGACTTGTGTTTCAATCTCGTCAGGTATTTCAGTTTTAGCCATACGTTGAGCTTTTCTGATATTCCGTTGGAAATCTGTAATGATCGCCGATATACGAGCCATAAAGTTTTTATTCATGGCTAACCTCCTTTTTGACTAGTATTGCGTAATGAATTCATAAAGCGTCGTGTACCTTGTTTCTGAACATTTCTAATGCGTTTGTTATGTGCTAACTTACGTTCTTTCATACGTTCGTATTCTTCTGACTGTCCACGTACTTCGTATCTTGCACGCTCTAACTGCTTCTGTAATCGTTTAAGTGATTTACCAGCTTGCACAAGACCGTTAGCTTGAGCACCAAATAATAAAGTTTCTTGTTCATCAAGTAACGCCAATCTACGACCTACAACCCAGTCTTTCCATTCATTAGGCGTCAAACTCATTAATTCATCATAAGGAAGATAGCCTATGTATTGACTGGTTATCTGCCGTATTTCTGAATAATCTAGTAAGGTAGCTCGCCCATGATTTCTTTGTAATTGTTCTTCATGAACTCGATACCGTTCTTCGTAGACTCTTTCTCTTCTTCTTTGACCATAGATGGAGCCGAGTTCATTTGTGTCCAGAATAGACGTGATTTCTGCTTGAAAAAACCACTATGATTTAAAACTTGCAATGCACCTTGTAACAATTCAATAGAGTCTTGTTTTTCATCAATAATTTCCATTAGTGTTTGTTCGATATCTTCACGTTTAGGTGCGTTCTTACCTAGATAAGCTGTTGCACATTCCCAAAAATCAGCAATTGCGATTGGATCACGTTCTAAAATGCCATTATAGATAGCATTGAAACCAGACACTTTAGTTGTTTTACCATTTTCGTCTTGCTCATCTTTAGCAAATTTCTTAGCCGCTTTATCGAATAAAAAAGTCGCTTTAGCTTCGACTTCTTCTCCGTTGATTTCTAATTCAGTAATAGGATTGAATGTATTTTCAGTCATTTTTTTAACCTCTTTCTGTTATTTTGTACAAAAAAATAGAGGGCTTAATGCCCTCGTAAAACTTATGCGCCAGCACTAGGTGTACGGTTTTCGTATGAGTCTGTATAAGCTCCCATATCTTCCCATTCAACTGTAGGAGCAGCAGCACTAGGATTAAGCCATTCTGGTGGTAATGAATCAACAGAACCGTCAGCACTGTTAAATTTAACTTTTGCAGTGATTTCGATTTTGTCATCCTCATCATCAAATGACCATTCGTGCTCTTCTACAATTACATAAGCGAAAGTACCGTGATGTTTACCGTCACGTTTCTTAACTTCCCAAATCCATAAACGTAACTGCTTGAAGTTTTTAACTGACTCTTTTAAAGCTTCTTGACCTTTGTCTCCAGGAACACGGTCAACAGTTAACTTGATTTCTTCTTCTACAGAGTTACGACCATAGTCTTTTTTGCCACCTGTAATCATTTCAGCTAAGTCATTACTGATTGTGTGTCCACCTTCAGCTAAACTAGCTAACAGAATAGCATCTTCTTCTTTTAACTGACTTGCTAAAACTTTGTTAGCAATTTGTAACGCTGCAATGTATTTATTCTGCGCCATTCGTTACACTCCTTTGTAAAGTATTGTGTCTGTATTTAAAAATAAGCCGAATGATACCGTGTTTCGTGTACTGGTCTATGTCAGTTATCACTTCTTGTGTATCAATCCGACTTTTAATGAATGAGTAATGTTCGATTTCAAATTCAGTGTTAAGTACATGACCTAAAAACTGAATGATTTGTGCTACTTCATCACGATTTCTCGCTTGACTATACACGTGTAAGGTTACGCCTACATCTTCAAACATACTCGTTGTTGTTTCTTTATTAGTGACGTTTGTTTCACCCACAACGATATATGGGTAAACAGCGTCTTTTTGAACGCAATCAAAAACCCTACCACCAAGCTGTTTTTTGATGATAGGGTTGCTTTTTAATTTGTTATATATCTTGTTGAACAGATACCGTTCTACTGATACCCACATATCTTAACCACCTTATGAAAAATACTTATTGAAAAACGCTCTACCTTCGTCAATAGCAGGCTCCCAAAAAGGTTGTGCACGTTGTCCTTTAGTTGTGTGCCAATGTCCGTCTGCGTCTTTGTAACGCCAAGGGATATTCTTTGCGCGACTACCACCTGGACCGACTGCGTATATACCTGTACCGTAGTTGACGTACACCGCGTACTCACTACCAATATTAATAACGCCTGTTAATCCACCTTTCTTAAAGTCCATAGAAACACTTTCTCTAAGATAACCGGTGTCAACAGGCATGTTACTAACTATTGAATTGTGAATAATTGTCGTTGTCTTAGCTATACCTTTTTTAGCCCATCTAATCGTTTCTTTTTCGAACTCCTCAAGTTCCTTAACTAAGTCCCAATTACCATATTTAACCTTAGCCAATAGGACACTCTTTCAACCGAGTAAGATTGATTTCTTGTTGCCCGCCTTGGTCGACAGGTTCTCCTACTACTTCGTAAGTTTTACCGTTGTATTTGAATAAATTTGTGTTAGTTATTGGCAGGCTGTACGGCGTATATAGGTTTCTGTCGTATGATTGGTTCATTTGATGGAACTTTAGTTGTTCAGATGAAGTAGGCGTATCCATAAAACCTTGTATTGTTTTTTCGCTCTTAAAGCGTTCTTGTTCACGTGGATACTCTCCTACAACTTCTCTTGAGCCTAATTCGATTTTATGAGGAAACTCGTCTAATGGATTAAACATGATAACCAGTCCAACGTAAACGTCTAAATGGTTTTAGGTAACCGTATGTTTCCTTAGGTAGGTCAGTAACAAATGTGTAGCTTACAGTTCCCATAGTACGTGAAGAAATATTGCTAGTCGTACCTTGTTTAATACAATTAGCAATAAATTTCTCTACGTTACTAGGTAATGACTGTCTATTGAATGTTTGGTTACAATATTCTTCTGCTACATTCAGATACTTTTCAATAAGTAATTCTATTGTTTCATCGTTAGAAGTATCATCAAGTGAAAGATTATTTAATAATTTAACGTCTTGTGCGTTCATTACTTAACACTTCCTAATGCTTCAACGAGTTCATCTTTTTTCATACTAGAAAAGCCCTCTATTTCACGTTCTTTAGCGAGTTCTCTTAATTCTGATACTTTCATACCTTTTAAGTCTTTGTCGCTCTCTACACGCTCAATAAGGGGCTTGTTTTGACGGTTCTCTTTTGTGGATAGTTCAGTTAATCGTTCATTACTTACATTTAAACCTTTACGAGGGAACGTATCTCCAACGTTATATTCGTAGTTGTTATCTTGTAAGTCTGTGAAGTATTCGATTACTTTATACATACGTCACTACCTCCTTTTATGCGCCTGAGTCTGTAGTTCCTGCGCCTTTAGTAACCTTAACTGCTTTAGATTCATCATATAAGTATGCTACATAATGTTTATCACTGTATAAAGCAGTTGTTTTAGTTGAAGGATCACGGTCAGTTTCTAAGAAGAAATCACGTTTAGTGATTAATTTAACTGCACCACGTTTAGCTAAAATAGCTTCGCCCTCATCTAATTTCTTAGAACGTACAATTACTGCACCTAAAGCTTCACCAAATGCACCTTTAACGATAATGTTATCGCCTAATTCAGTCGCACGAGTGAAGTTTGAAGAAGCACTAGAACGTAACTTGCCAGCGTCTTTAGGGTTAATGAATAATACCATTGGTTCTAAATCTTCATCGTCAAATGTATCAATAGCAGCTTCTAAGCCTGCTAATGTGCCGATGTCTGCACTTACAGTTAATTTAGTACCTCGTAAAGCTTCTAATACGTCATTATCTACTTTGTTAGCAATAGCTAAACCGTGTTGACGTACTGCTTCTCCTTGAGGGTCACCATAACCAGACAATAAAGCTTCATCAGTAATATCAGTACCTTTACCGATTTTATGAATTTTAGCTTCACGTCTGTTAGTTTCAATTTTGTCTACAGGAATTTTTTGTCCTTCAGGTACTACTGTAGCATCACCACTGTAAACAAATGCAGGGAAAGTTAAAGTGTCACCTGGTTGTCCTACTAATGTACTGTCGATGTCCGCAAATTGCGCAAATCTTAATTTCTTATCTAATTCTGCTTGCATCATAGGTGCTAATACTTCTGGAACGATTTGTGTACTTTTAGTTGTTGTTCCTTGTGCCATATGTTATTACCTCTTTTCTAATTGTTTATTAGAGCGTCGTATGTTTTTCTATCATTCATAAATAGATCAGTTCTTTCATCTACGCTCATATTGTTGAACTGTTCTTGTGTTATTCCGCCAGCAACGCTTTTTCCGTCATTCGGCGTACGTCCGCTTGGTTTAGATTGTTCAAACAAATGCTCATTCTCTTTTTTGAACTCACTCATGTAATCATCTAATCCTTTGACATTTCCGTTGTCATCAACTTCTAAATTATCTTTATCAATTAGTTTGATTACTTGTTCAGGTTTAATCGCTTTTTCTTTAGCTAAAGATACTTCGATAGCTTTATTTAACTGAACGTCTTTGAGTTTTTGATCGTAGTTAGCGTTTTGTTCTTTATATTTTTCTAACTCTTGTTTAAGTTCATCGTTATCACCAACATTATTTTTGAGTTCTTCAATTTGATTATCACGATTTTTAATTTCTTCGTTAGCAGTGTCTAATTGTTCTTTTAGTGAATCAACTTTCTCTGCCTTCTCTTTATATGATTGCAAACCTTCATGATGTTCGTCGATAATCTTTTGAATAGCATCTTCTTCGACACCTAAACCACGTAAAAATTCTCTTTTCATTATTACTACTCCTCACATTTTTTATTACGGTGGTCTTATCCACCATGAGTTTGCACCTTTTAACGCCTTGAGCATTTTTGGGCATAAAAAATAGCCAACACATTTTAGTGTTAGCTAGAATAAGTTAAAATTTGCATTTTCAGCATTACTTTTATTAATGTGATTTTTAATTTGTTCTGTGTTAGCTTCGTTGCTTATTCCTACCTTTACAACTGATCTATCGTTCTTTAATCGGTTAATTTCTTCATATAGTTGTTTGATACGCTCTAATTTCTCAATTGCTTCATCAGCGTCAATATTAACCTTTACGTTAAACTCCATCTAAACACCTTCTTTATACTTTCTTCTTTCTTCACTACCGTCTGAGTGAATAACAAGAATGTAATCTTTTAAGAAATATAACTTAATTAAATTATCTTCGCTCATAATCAGACACTACCTTTCCGTTTATTCTTCTCCCACTCTCTATAGTTAGTGAAAGGTATTACGCCATCTTCTTTAGTTCTCATCGTTGTAGGTAATTCATCTTCGTCTATGTAATAAAGAAGCTTACAACGACAATTGATGTTCTCTTTTGCACTAGCTACACCTACAAATAACTTAGGTGCAGGACCTACACAACCACTAGAATGAAAGTTATCTTCAATATCGACTGAAGTGCCGTCTAAGTGTCTATGTGTATCACGTGTGCGTGTGTCTTTAGTAGCATACCAACGTTTCTTCATATCGAGTCCATTATCTTTAGCTACCATTGCGCTATCTAATCCAGCTTGTGACAATGCACGCCCTGTTTCTGTTCTAGCTACACGCACTGATTGAGCTTTTGACATACCTAAATCATTTCTTAATGCTTTAGCTATCTTAGAATATCCCTCACCACTCATAATGCCTTGTGTTATGTGTGTACGAATACGTTTTAATGTATCGTCACGATGTTTCTGCAGTGTAGGTACTAACTTAATAAACTCAATAGGTTGTTCAATTGCCGTCTGTATTGTCTGCGAAGTAGGTATATCAAAGTTCATAGACGTTTGACTTGCTACTTCATACAAAAATAGGCTCATCATGTACTTTTCGATATAGACGTTCTGTTGTGATTGTTTGATAGCCTTAGCGACTTCTCTGTAGTCTTGAGATAACATCTGTCCTATACGATTAAGTTCTTTGTTGAGCCTGTTGTATTTATTAAATTCAGTCCATGTGACTTTCGGTTCATCTCTATCGTACTTTTCGTACATATTCGCAATAATCTGTTTGATTTCTTTCAAACGTTTAGCAAATAGTATTTCGATTTCTTTCTCTGCTTGATTAACCAGTTTGTCGATGTAGTTATCTATGTCATTCTGATTGGTTATCTTCGGATTGTCTTTGTTGTTCGTCATTCAATCCCTCCTCAATGTCAGGGAGTTGTTGATTGAGTTCTATGTTTTCTTGCTCTATTCTTTCCATTTCAGCTACAGGATCTTCAACCCAAGCATGATTAGAAAGGATAGTTTCTTTAGATAATAACCCTGTAGAATTCATAGCAATTTGAGAGTTTTCTAACTCATTTACCATTACATTGAAGTTGAATGTAATCTCGATGTCTTGTACTTTCACATCTAATCTGTAGAAGTCGATAATGTACTGTAACAATTCTTGTAACGCAGTAAGTGTTTTATTCTTTAGCTTATTAGCTTTTAAGTCTAAGTTACTGTACATAAACTTAAGCGCAATACCACTAGGGCTATTACCAAACTTATCTTGTTGGAAGTCTACACCTTGCCCAAACTCTATAATGTAATCACGTAACATTTTCGTGTATTCCTTAACAGAGTCGATAGGCACTTCTACTTTGATAGTATCTACACCGGAACCACTTTCCCCTGCAACACTAATTGCTTTGTAGTATTTAAGGTTATGCATGAAGTCTTTCATATCTTCGCCTTCATAACCTTTTAAGATATAGATTAACTCTACTGATTCATCAAAAGTGTTTTGTGTATCTGATAATCGCTTATCTAACGCATCTATGATTGTCTTATACATGAATAAGTCAGATACTTCTTGCGGGTTGTTCTTGAACGGAATAAAAGGAACACGTCCCCAACTCATCAATTTATTACCTTGATAATAATGAGGTTGTATATGATCTTCACTACGGTAGAAATCAGGGATAAGTTGTCCTTCTTTCAACTCATAGAATGTCACATCATCTTTAGTCCAATACTCAACGCGTTCTGCTCCGTCTAATTCATATACACGGATAAACGCTTGCAGTTCATCTCTTTCTTTATTAGTCCAAATAGGTACAGCTTGTTCTGCAGGTACACGAAACGTTTTAAACTCTCCCTCTTCATCTACATAAGGTTGAACCCATTCGATACCTTTATTACTTGCAGCAGTTAATATATCTACTAACTTGTCATCCCACTTGTGATTAAGTGTATGTTGTATTTGCTTTAATGCTTTGTCGTTATCTACACCAAATGTCACTGGATTAGCTACTGCATAAGCTACTTTCTGGTCTACTAAGTTTTGATGATAGTTTGTGTACATGCGCCAGTCTGGTTTAGTTTCGTCATAGTCGCCGTTCACATCTCTTTTGGGAGGAGCGTCTAGTATATCCGGATGATGATTATAATATCTTTCGCCCATTGTAATATTGTCTATATTCTCTTTATGCTCTCTAACTAAGCGCAATATCATTTCTTCTTGTGTTTCATACTTCGGTTTAATCTGTTCTACCACTTGTTCGTGATATGGTTTATCCCATGGCCAGTTAATGCTAATCACCTCGTTTACGTAAGTATGCTAAGTTTATTCTGCCTCATGTCACGCTCTAGGGCGTATCTAGTGGCGTCAATTGTATGGTCGTTTTTATCTTCTAATTTAGGAATAATATCTCCATCTTTATCAGTTTGATAATCTATGTTTTCAAATTCTCTTGCTATATTCGGTGTACGTTTTGGATCTATTATGATAGCTTCTAAATCAGATAACCATTGTTCACCATATTCTCTGCTATCAGGTCCTTTTTTAACCGGTCTTACTTTTTTCATGCCATGTTCTTGCTTTAATTCAGCTATTGATTTAGGTTCGGCATGGTCAGCGTAAATGTCGTCTGACTGATATTTTCTTTTCCACATTTCGTTTGCATATTGCCTATTACTAATCTGAACACCGTAATATTCATCGATAGCGTAAATAACCCGTTTCTTTTTATCATAATGCCAACGGACAAACGCTAACGGATCGTCAGCATATCCAAAGTCAAGGCCATTCCTTATGTTGTCAAAACCGTCAATCATTTCTTGGGGTATCGTTTCTATTTGTAAGTTATTAAACGGTACAACGCCACTACCAATGGCTTCGCCCATATATTCCCAACGATAACGTAGTTCGTTACGTTCTTTAGTACTCTCTGCCTCTTGTATAAACTGTTTAGAGATAAAAGGGTTATCTAAGTACGTTGAATGGTGTACGAACGTATTATCCGGTTGGAATGAGGTCTCATATTTTTTGTTAACCCACGATTGTTTTCTCTTAGGAGGGTTGTAACTAAAGAAAAACTTGTAAAATAATCCGTCATCTAATTCACCACGTAACATAGAGTTAGTAATTGTAGTGACTTCATCTTCTGTCTTAAACTCTGCCAACTCCTCTATCCACATGATAGAAAAAGGGAATCGACTATCTTTTAACGACTTTAATCGTTCAGGGTTCTGCGCCCCTCTAAAGATAATCCGATTCCCTCTAGGAACATATGTGATTTCCATTGGCGACACTTTAACTTTGAACAGGTGCGACACCTTTTGTTCTTCTATCGCCCACTTAATTTGCTCAAATACTGATGTAGCTAATGTGTTGTCTGTCTTACGTACTACAACTGCATTCATAGGATAACGCATGATTAACTGTGTAATGATTATAGATATATCAGACGACTTACCACTACCACGTCCACCTTTAGCTACTATGTTCAACTTCTCTCTATCTTTAGTCGCTTTCCATAAGCTATGAAAGTGTTTAGGTAACAGTTCAGATAGATTAATCGATATCGTCATTGAACTGTACCGTCGCAGTCGTTTCGATTTGTTGTTTGTCTGTCCACATCATATATCGCTTACCTAATAACTCTGCAGCTTTAGTTCTAGCATTTGTATCTGACCTTTTTTCTAGTTCTTCTACTTCCATTTCGCCTCTTCCAACCTGAATAGGTATCAACTCTTGGTCTGTTACCTCTCCACGTAATACAGAAGTAAGATATTGAAGTATTTCGTCTTGATCTGCTATTGAGTCTTTTTTTAGTTTTTCCATTCGTTTATCTATTTCTGCTCTAATTCCCACATTTTCCAACAATTTATGACTGCTTGATTTTGCGTATTTCTCACTATAACCAGCCCTAATTGCCGATTGATAAGCAGTACCTGTCTTAATGTACTCATCAACAAATGTCTGTTGTTTAAGGTTTAGTTTCGTCATCGTATATTACCACCTACTCTCACGGTTAAGCACCTTTGTTTGACGTATAAAAAAGACACTGCATAAACAGTGCCTAACGATTATGTTTTGTTATTTATTTGAGTTTATGTACTCATGTCACATCTCTATGTCACATCAATACATAAAAAAGTTACCCGTGTGTTCTCACGGATAACTAATTAAGGGAGGAGAAAAATTACATGTCAAGTATTCATATCATCGTATCGGAAGCCGTGTTGTA